ATCGAGCGACGTTTGAAGCGCAACGTATACAACGCGCCATCCATCCATCGAAAACCGATTGAGTCGTTCGAGGTTTCCCCAGTCGAAGTAGAGTTCGATGTATTCGTAGGCGGGCGGCGGCACGCGTTCAGCGTATCGCGCCGGCGCTGGTACACGCCCGCGAGCGTGAATATCTCGCCGGGTTTGAGCGTGCTGGCGGGGTTTTCGGGCGGCCATGCGGTAATCATAAAATTCATCATGCACAACGTCGCGGTGTGGCTCGTCGGGTTCCTGCTCTCGGTGGGGTTGAATCTGATCCTCACTCGGATGGCCGCGCGGAAGGCGTTTAACTCGGTAGCAGACGAAAGGCGTGCGCTGGTGCGTAGGGTCACGATGGCGGAAGCGTCGCTGCTGGTGGCGCGGCTCGCGACCACATACACGGAAACGGGTTGCTCCCTCGAAACCTCTCTCGCGCTCATCGATGCGAGCGAAGAATTGAACGCGCTTTCAGATGTCCCGCACCGTCTTTAATCGGCTGACGCGGCCGCCTTCCGCGTTTCAAGCCGCGCCAGGCGCCGGCGTAAATCGTCGCGCAGCGTATCCAAACGCAGCGTATAGCCGGGGTACAGACGCGGCCACGGAAACGCCTCGATCGATTCGAGGATGCGGCGCGTAAGCGTTGGGTCCTGGACGCTCGCCGTGCTGTCGCGAATACGCTCAAAAGCGCGCAGTGTTCCCGCAATATCCAAAGATCAGGGTATCCCCGGCTCCGGCGTTTCCTCGTACTCGATGTACGCGCCGGTTTCAATCGCTGCAGCGGAACCGGTGACGCGGAATGTTTGCAACCGGTCGGTGTAACGCTCCCATCCGAACACGCCCACGAATCGCGAAAACCAATCGCGGCGCCGCTGGTACACGCCTTTGAGCGTGAACGTCTCGCCGGGTTTGAGCGTGCTGGCGGGATTTTCGGGCGGCCACGAGGTAATCATTTCGCCAGGTTTGAGTGAGCGGCCTCTCACCGCTCTGGGATGGGTTTATGCTGCCATCTGGCACTTCCAGGGTATCCCTTACCACGTCTGCACGCAAAAAGCGCGTACATTACGCGTATTTCGCGCCGTGAATGACTACTATAGATTGTGTTCGCTAGTTCGCCAGTAGCGATATCTGGGACTGAGAGCGCCTATGGCGCGTGTTTTGGGTGGTACGCGATCCGCACTCGACCGCGCTTCGAACGCGCCGTCTGCCACGCGTTAGACCTCGCCGGACTCGATAGCTACGCGCCGATCTACTCGGAACGCGTGCGCTGGTCCGATCGCGTCAAAATCGTCGATCGGCCGTTGTTTCCCGGCTACATCTTCTCTCGTTTCGACGCCTCGATCGGTCTCGACTGCCTCGATATCTACGGCGTCGTCCACGTCCTCCCGAACAATCTGCGGCCGCTCGCGATTCCCGACGACGAAATCCGCAGCATTCAAATCGTGTGCGACTCCGCGATGCCGTTATCTGAGGCGGAATGGCAACCGGGCGAAGTGCTCACGGTGGAAAGCGGGCCGCTCAAGGGCGCGCGCGGCGTGGTCGTGCGGAACCGCGAGAAGGCCACGCTCACGGTTCAAATCGAAATGCTCGGCCGCGCGGTCTCGGTCACGCTGCCGGTGCAGGACGTATGGAAGTCGAAACACTGAACCATGGCAACGCTAACGAAGCGCGCGCCGCGCAAGCCGCCGGCGCAGTCTTCCGCGAAAAGCGGACAACTGCCGTCGCCGCTCGCGGTCGAGTCCTGGCCGCTCGATCGCTTCGTGCCGTACCTCGGAAACGCGCGCCGTCTCTCCGATCGCGCCGTCGCGGTGCTCGCCTCTAGCCTGAAAGAGTTTGGCTGGCAGCAGCCGATCGTCGTCGATAAGAAAGACGTCATCATCGCGGGGCATACGCGGCTCCTGGCGGCGCAGTCGCTCGGGCTGACGCACGCGCCCGCGCACGTCGCGAAGAACCTCACGGCGGCGCAGTGTGACGCGTACCGCATCATGGACAACCGGTCGTCTGAAGAGACCGACTGGATCAATGAATTACTCTGGCCGCAACTCCTCAAGCTCGAAAAGGCGGGAATCGATCTCGCGTTAACCGGCTTCACGCAGGAAGAGTTGAACGCGCTCTTGAAAGCCGCGTCGCTCGCGGCGGGGCAATGCGACGAGGACGAGGCGCCGGAACCGCCGGCGAATCCGGTCTCGGTACTCGGTGATGTGTGGACGCTCGGCGATCATCGCGTCATGTGCGGCGATTCGACGGACGCGGAAACCACGCAGGCTCTGTTTGCGGGCGCGGTGCCGGAGGTCGTGTTCACCGATCCGCCGTACGGCATCGACATCGTCAAGGGCTCCAAAGTAGGAGGCGGCGGCAAGCTGAAATTTGGGAAAGTTGGGGGGAAAAATTGGGTGAACTCCTCAACATACGCGGCCATCGAAGGCGACTCGGACACGGCGGCGGCACGCGGCTTCTATCTGGCGTCCAGCGCGGCTGGCGTTAAGCAGTTCGTGATCTGGGGCGGCAACTACTTTACCGACTTCCTGCCTCCGTCCTCGTGCTGGCTGATCTGGGATAAGCAGAATACGGGCAACTTCGCGGACGTCGAAATGGCGTGGTCGACGCTCCTCAAGGGCGCGGCACGCGACGCCGAAATGGCGTGGGCGTCGTATCCCAAGGGCGCGAAACTCTACTCCTATATGTGGAACGGTCTCGCCCGCGAAGGCGATCGCAAAGGCGAGCTCGTCTCGCGCGTGCATCCCACCCAGAAGCCGGTCGGACTCTTCGAGCGCATCTTCGGCGACTTCCCGTTCATGTCGTGTTACGACGGCTTTCTCGGCTCGGGCTCGACGCTGATCGCATGCGAAAAGACGGGGCGGCGCTGCTACGGCATGGAGCTCGCGCCCGCGTACGTCGACGTCGCGGTGCTCCGCTGGCAATCGTTCACGGGCCGCGAGGCGCTGCTCAACGGGGCCACGTTCGCGGAAGTGAAGGCGGCGCGTGAATAAGCGGAACAAGGCGAAGCAATCGGCGTTCATCGCCGCGTACTGCGTCACGGCATCGATTACAAAGGCCGCGGAGGCGAGTAAGGTCAACCGCTACGCACATTACGACTGGCTCGAACGCGATCCGGCGTATCCGGCACGCTTTGAGCGCGCCAAGCTCGAGGCCGGCGAAACGCTCGAAGCGGAAGCGGTACGCCGCGCCCACGAGGGCGTGCTCGAGCCGGTGTACTACAAGGGCAAGCCGGTGGGCGTCATGCGTGTCTACTCGGACGCGCTCATGCAGACGCTGCTCAAGGGTTTTCTGCCGGACAAATACCGCGATCGCGGCTCGGTCGAGGTTTCCGCGCCGGGCGGCGGGCCGATATTACTCGAGGATTCACGGCTCGTGGCGCTCAACGATTCCGAGTTGGAAACGCTCATTGTTCTGGCGCAGAAGCTCACGCCGGAACCGGTCGCGCCGTAACACACCATGAAAGTCCTCGGGGTCGCGCTGCTCTTCGTCGCGCCGCTCATCGCCGCGTCGAAAGCGGAACTCGCGCTGAAGGCCGAAATCGCGCGTTTGCAAACCGCGCTCGCGGTGCAAGCCAAGGCCACGCAAATCGCGCAAACCGCGGCCACGCAAGCGGCGCAAGGGCAAGCGGCGCAAACCGGGCTCGCGAAGGCGGCCGCCTCCGACGCCGCGCGGGCACGCGAGGCGCTGGCCGATCAGGCGTCGAAATCGCAGGAATCCCTCGCGCTGCTCGCCATTCAGAATCAGAACACGCTCGCGCAGGTCACGAAAACCGTGGCGCGCGAAAAGGCATCGGCGGCGGCGGCCACGGCGAAAACACTCTCGACGCTGGACACGAACACGAAAACGGCGGCGCAGAAGGCGGACGAGGTGCGGCAAGCGCAAAACGATAACGCCGGTGCCGCGGCGGTCGCGGTTGAGGATGCGAAAGCGGCGGCGGCGGAACAGGCCGCGGCGACCGAACGCCTGGCGCAAGCGGCCGCGGCCGCGAAGCGCGCCGACGACGCCATGCTGCAATCCGCGAAAACCTCGCAACTCAATCAATACGGGACCATGCTCGCGCTGGTCATCGGGTTTGCGACGCTGCTCTGGAAGGGCTACACGGATTCACGTACGCACGATTGGGAACGCGAGGCGACGAAAGCGGAAGTCAAAGCCGTGATCGTGAGCGAGATCAAGACCTCGACGGCTGAACGCGACGCGGATAACGCGGTCCAGGAAACAGGCATCATGGCGCGGCTCGCCTCGATGACGGCGCAGTACCTTATCACGCGCACGCGGGAATTGTCGGCGATGCGTAAGGCGCTCAACGATGGCGACTTCGAAACGCTCGCCTGGCTGGCGCATAATCTCGCGGGCACGGGTACGTCGTTCGGGTATCCCGAAGTGTCGCGGCTCGGCAAACTCATGGAAAACGCTGCGCGGGGCAAGGATCAATTGTCGTTTGAGGATCTGCTCGAAACGTTCACGAATTACGTGCACTCGGTCCCGTCGCCGGATCTCACGACGCTCGCGGCTCCCGCTTCAGCGCCGCGTGCCGCATGAATCTCTTTACCTGGGGGCGGCGCGCCTTGTCTGGCGCGCTCGTCTGCGTGCTGCGTTCGCAGCTCCGAATGAATCAAAGGATTAATATACTCGTGTCTACTGTTCAAGATTTGCAGGACCTTCAAGCGCGGCTTGCCGCGGACGTCGCCACGCAAAGCGCGGATATCGCGGTCATCCAGAACAATCTAACGGTGCAACTCAAAGATTTGTCGGACGAGATTCAACGGCTGCAGGACGCGCAGCCTACGCTCGATCTCACGAATATCACCATGAGCATTAACCAAATCGAGTCGAACCATCTCGCCCTACTCGCGCTCGCGAAACAAGCGGCCGGCGTCGAAACGATTCCGCCTCCTCCTCCGCTGATCCCGACCGCGCCGTCGAGCGATCAACCAAAGCCGCCGACGGTCGACGAACCGCTCTAAAGCGATGGCGACTCCTGCGCGGAACGTGGAAGCGATCGCGGACGTGTACGCGGTCGCGCTGCTCGAGCTCGCGCTGCTGCCCTTCGCGGCGTGGCTCGACGCGCATCCAGGGCGCGCCGTGAATGAGTACGACGCTTGGCGCAATCCGCCGGCGCTCAAACCGCTCACTTCAGGGGCGGCCGGCGGGGGCGGCAAATGAGACGCAAGCGGAAACCGGCGTCGGGCGTGCCGCGCAAACCGGCGTTCACGATCGAGCGCGATCTCGACGGCTACGTGCATACCGCGCTCGGGTTCATGAGCGAGGCCGCGTACCGTGTCGCGCAGCAACGCGATACGCTGCTGCTGCCGGCATATGAAGATATTCCCGTGATGGCGTTCTCCGTCTCTAAGTAATGTCCACTCTCGCGCTGCCACGCGCGTTACCGCCGACGCTGCCGGCGTTGGCGGATCTGCTCGCCGAACAACGCCGGCGCTCGCGGCGCAAGATCGATCGCATGTTTCCCGATACGGGGCCATACCGGCGAGAGCTCTACAAGAAACATATGGACGTGATCGCGGCCACGGCGATCTCGAATCAAGTAGCGTTTATCGCCGCGAACAAGATCGGTAAGTCGGAACTCGGTTGTTACTGCGTGAGTGTGTGGCTTACCGGCGAATACCCTCACTGGTGGAACGGACGGCGGTTTCCCCGTCCTACCACGATCTGGGCCACGGGTGAAAAAAACTCGGTCGTGCGCGATAGCTTGCAATTGAAGTTACTCGGGCCGCTCTCGGATATCGGCACGGGATTGATACCGGGCGATAGCATCGTGCGGGTCACGAGGAAGTCTGGGCTCTCGGACGCCATCGACACGTTGAGCGTGCGGCACGTCTCGGGCGGGCTCTCGTCGCTGCGGTTCAAAAGTTACGAGGAAGGTCGTACGGCGTTCCAGGCTACGGATCTCGACGCCGTGCTCATGGACGAAGAACCGGACTTGCCGTTGTATGTCGAGGCATTGATGCGAACTATGGTGCGGGTAGGCATAATGCTTTGCACTTTCACGCCATTAAGCGGCTGGAGTGAAGTGGTCGAGCAGTTTCTCGGCGCGGTTGGATCGACTGAATTACCAAGCGATGAGTTAGGGTGAGCGGAAAAATAACGATACAGGGCGGGTGGGATGACGTGCCGCATCTTGAGGAAGCAGCCAAGATCGAAATGCTGGCGGCAATACTTCCCTACCAACGCGACGCGCGCTCGAAGGGTATTCCTGACCTTGGCGCGGGCGCCGTGTATCCAATGACTCAAGAGGACTACATTACCGATCGCAAGCCCGATCCGTCGTGGAAGCGCGCGTACGGGCTCGACGTCGGGCGAACCGAAACCGCGGCGGTGTGGATAGCGTTCGACCCGGAGCAATCCTTCGCGATCGCATATGAGGAGTACTGGCGCGGCGACGCAGAACCATCGATACACGCGGCCGCGATACGGGCGAAGGGCGAATGGATACCGGGCGCGGTCGATCCCGCCTCGATCGCTGGCTCGCAGATTGACGGCCGCCAACTGATCGAACTCTATCGCGATCTCGGTCTCGATTTGACGCCCGCGGATAACGCGGTTACGGCCGGGACCGGAAAGGTCTGGAATCTGTTCAGTACCGGGCAACTCAAGATCGCGCGGCATTTGACGCACTTACTACGGCAACTCAAGATTTACAGGCACGATGAAAAACACCGTATCGTGAAGGTGAACGATCACGGTCCTGACGCATTACGTTACTGCGTGATGACGGGGCCGGATATCATGCGCGCGCGGCCGGCGTCGCTCTCGCTCGACTCGTGGCTGCGGCCGACGATCACGGGCAGCGGCTGGATGGGTTAGGCGCGGAAGCGAATACGGCTGGTGGTCGTTCGATCGCAACCGCCGGACGGGCAACCGGCGCAAATTCTCGAACGGCTTTTTCCTCTTATTGTGCGGCTGCTCGCGCCGCTGGCGCGTCATGTGAGCGCGGCTTACAGCGCGTCGCCTTGAATCCGCTCCGTCCACCATTTCTCGATCCACTCGCGGCGCTCCGCGTCGGGTAACTCGGCGAGTAACCAGCTTCCCCAGACGCCGCGTAACTCGGTCCGCACGAAAATACGCGTCGCGTCGGTCTCGCACGCACGAAAAAATAAGTCCCTCTTAACCTCGGTGTCCGCTATGAGCATTGTTCGATTCTGTCAAAATTCTCCGCGCCCCGTGCGTGCGCTGCTGCTCGTGGGCGTGCTCGCGCGCGCCGTGCTCGGTGGAGGCGCGCTCTAAATGGCGAAGAAAGACGAACTCGACGAGCTCGACGCCATCGCTTTAATGCGCGAGAGGTTTCACGCCGCAGAAGAGGCTGAAATGCTCAACCGCGTCGCGGCGCTCGAAGCCATCGAATTCTATTACGGCGCGCAGTGGGCCGCGGACGTGAAGGCGGCGCGCCTGGCGGACGGCCGTCCTGCCTTTACCTTGAACCGTCTTCCGGCGATCGTGCGCCAGGTGCTCAACGAAGAACGCGCCGATCCGCCGGCTATCGAAATTCAACCGGAGGGCAACGGCGCGGACGATGACGGCGCGGAAGCGGCGCAGGGGCTGGCGCGGCACGTCGAAACGCACTCCGCGGCGCGCGACGCGTACGAAAACGCCTTCGAATACATGGTCATTGGCGGCTTCGGTAGCTGGCGCGTCACGCATGACTACCTGCCGCGGTCGATGGACCAGGAGTTATACGTCGAGCCCATCATTAATCCGTTTTCGGTCTACTGGGATCCTGCCTCGAAGAAGCTCGATAAATCCGATGCGCGTTTCGCGTTTACGGTGCTCGATCTGTCCTGCGACGAACACAACGACGCGTATCCTGACTCGGAGCTCGCCTCGGCGACGGATTTCGCGGGCATGGGAAACCTCGCGCCCGGCTGGCTCAACAAAGACGGCGCGCGCGTCGTCGAATACTTCCACGTCGAAACGGAAGACGCGACGCTCGTGCAGTTGGTCGGCGGCGGGCCGATGGTCTATGACGATCAGATACCGGAGGGCGGTCTCGTCGCGCTCGGTCCTGATGGCGAGCCGATCTCGCGGCCGGACAAGCGGCGTACCGTGTACGTCGCGCACTCGAACGGTATCGAGTGGTTGAAGAAACCGAAGAAACTCCCGACGCCTTCGATCCCGCTCGTGTCGGTGTTTGGCGAGCGCCTGATCGTCAATGGCGAAATGCGTATTAAGGGCATGGTCGAGGATCTGATGGAACCGGCGCGTATGTTCAACTACAACTCGTCGGCGGTCGCGGAAACGACATCGAACGCGTCGAAGGATTCCTGGGTCGCTACGGCTGAACAGGTCGAGCCGTACCAAAACATCTGGGCGGCGTCTTCCACGCGGAGAGTGACGGTCCTGCCTTACAAAAATATGCAGGGCGTGGCGCCTCCGTATAAGCCTTCGACGGAACCGCCGATCCAGGCCATCTCGGCGGCGCGGCAGCAATCGGCCGACGATCTGCGCGCCATCTCGGGCGTGTACGATGCCACGCAATCGCCGAACGGCGGCGAGGAGTCGGGCCGCGCGATCCTGGCGCGGCGGCACCAGGCGCGGACGGGCAACAATCACTTTTCGCAAAATCTGCGCGCCGGCGTCAAACGCACGGCCGAAATTCTGCTCGAGTATTTCCCGATCATCTATGACGCGGGCCGCGTGATGCGGATTATCGGGAAGGACCAGAACGAAAAGCAAATCATGGTACACGGTGGCCGGCCGGAAACCGTGCCGGCGGAACTACCCGAAAACGTAAAAGCCGTCATCGATCTGTCGCGCGGCAATTACGCGGTCACGATCGGGCGCGCGTACGACACGATGCGCGAGGAAACCGTCGAAATGATGCTTTCCCTCGTCGCCGCCGAACCGGCGCTCGCGCCGATCCTCGCCGATCTCATCGTCAACGAAATGAGTTTCCCCGGTAAGTCCGCGTTCGTCGAACGGCTCAAGCGCGCGCTGCCGGCGAACCTGCAGGATAACGATAATCCGACCGATCCTCAACAACTCCAGGCGCATAACGGGATGCTGATGCAGCAAAATCAGAAGCTCATCGCGCAAATCCAACAACTCGCGACGATGGTCAAAAACCAGACCGTCCAGGCGCAAAGCCGCGAAAAGATCGAAGCCATGAAGCTACGGGCGACGGCGATCAACGCGCAGGTTAAGCTCGACGCAGAACGCCTCAAGGCGCGCTCCGCGATCCTGCTCAAGAAGGCCGACGCGGAATTTACCATTGCTCACGATCACGCGCTCGCGGATAAAAAGCACGTACACGACGTCATGCATGCTTCGCACGCCGCGAAGCTGAAGCCGGTCAAGCCGCAGCCGGGCGAGGGGTTCACGCAATGATTCACGCCGGCTTTAAGTCGCGCGCGATCTCGCTCGGGACCATGCCGAACACGCAACCGCACACTGAGCAGAATGTCAGGGCCATCGGTGATTCGTTGCGCCATACTCCAAGCTGCTCGATGGTGGAGCGGCACTCGGGGCAATGCGGCTGCTTCGGCGCGACGAGTGAACGTTCATCGACCGCAACCTCAGCCTCGCTAGATAGCTTCTTGGCTGTAGCGAGCGGCGTTTCGTCAAAGTCGATAACCAACTCCAGACGGCGCGGTATCCCGTCTGGAAACATATCCTCTACGCGTAGACTGATCGGCTGCTTAAGTTTGAGTCGGTGCAGGTTTCCAGGCTCAAGGATGAGTACGAGTAACGGCGTACCGTCCGGCTTCTTCCCAACTGCTTTATTCACAGAAAGAATTATAAGCGCGTGCTGAACCTCGAAAGCGTGAAGACGCGCCTCGAACGCTACGAAGGGCGCACAAACTATATGTATCTCGACACGGCGGGCGTGGTCACGGTCGGCGTGGGCCACGCGCTCACGTCGCCGGCGCTCGCGTATGCGCTGCCGTGGCACGATCACGCGGACGTGGTGACGGGATATCTCGCGGTCCTGACAGCGAAACGTCCAATGCCGGCCGCCTTCTATAAGCATTTCACGCTGGCGCGTCTCGCGCCGGCGTCTATCGATACCATGCGCGATCAGGACGTCACGCTCAAACTAGGACAAATCACGCGCGCGCTGCCGGAGTGGAAAGCCTGGCCGGACGAAGTACGCGAGGCCATTGTCGATATCGCGTTCAATTGCGGTATCGCCGGGCTGTTGAAATTTCCGAAAATGCTCGCTGCGATCCACGCGCGCGACTGGGAACGCGCCGCGCTCGAATCGCATCGGCCGCAGATCTCGAAAGAGCGTAACGCCGACGTCGCCGCGCTCCTCGCGGGCGTGGGCGTCGGCGCCTGAGCCCGTTCTAACGTGTCGCCAGTCTAAAGGGCTCGCGCTCTCGGGCGCGCTCTAACGTGTCGCCGGTCTTCCCCTCGCGCCGCGTGTAGCGGTCGCAGTAGGGGCCGTCCGCATTTATCAGTTTTGAGGGGTCGGAACTATACACCTCTCAAGTTTGTAGCACTCGCCCACCGGTGGGCGTTGTACGCCGGGTCAATCACGCCTTCACTTATGGCAGACGAAACCAACGCACTCAACAATCCCGAACAATCGCTGGCGGAATATCGCGCGGCGCGTGACGGAAAACCACTCCCCGAAAAAACAGTAACGTCCGACGCGGCGCCGGTTGATAAACCCGAAGTCGCGGAAAGTGCTGCGGCGCCGGAGTCCGCGGAAGATACCAACGAGGAACAACCAGAAACTACCGAACAACCGAAATCGAAACCGAAGCGCGGGCTCGTCAGCGAGGTAATCTCGCTGCGGACCAAGGCGCGCGAACTCGAGGCGCGGCTCGCCGCGGCTACGTCGAGGCCGGAACCTCCGCCGGCTGACACGCGGGCCGCGCAACCGTCCGCGCCTCCTGTGGCGCCTGGTGGTGATCCTGAACCGGAACCGGAAAAGTATGCCGATTACGTCGAATGGCAGAAATCCTGGTCGCGCTGGGATCGTCGCCAAGCGCAGCGCGAGGAAGCGCAGAACGCGGCGCGTGAGCGCGTCATGGTTGAATCGCGGACGCGTGAGCAGACCTGGGCCGAACGGCTCGAAAGCGCGCAAGCCGATCACGAAGACTTCGTGACGGTCGCGCTGAATGTCGATTTGCCTGTGTCGCTGCTCGCGGGCGATGCGATCAAAGACGCGCCGAACGGGCCGCAGATTCTGTACTATCTCGGCCAGAATCCCGAAGAGGCGAAGCGTATTAACAAGCTGTCGCCGCACGCGCAGGTTCGCGAAATCGGAAAAATCGAGTTACGTCTCACGCCGGCGGAAGCCGACGCGGACGCGGAAGTTCCTCCTCACCACACTCCACCCGTAGTTAGCAAGGCGCCCACGCCCGCGCCGCGGCTTACCGGCGGCTCTCTCTCAAAACCGAATCCCGTCCGCAATCTCGAGGGGATGACGAACGCAGAGTACCGCGCGTACCGCGAAGCTGGAAAAATCCGCTGACCTGACACTTACCGCGCCGGCGCTGTCCGGCGATAGGTGCTCGCTTTGGCAAACACAATTCTTACGCCTCTCATGATTACTCGTGAGGCGATGATGTTACTCGAAAACTCGCTGACTTTTACCAAACAAGTTACGCGAAAATATGACAATCTCTACGCGCAATCCGGCGCGAAAGTCGGCGCAACCGTTAACCTGCGGCTGCCGGCACAGTTCACGGTCTCGAACGGGCCAAACTTGGCCGTTCAGGATTACACGGAGACGTTTTATCCGCTCACCATCAATCAACAGAAGCATATTGATGTGTCGTTCTCGTCTCTCGAACTAACGCTCTCGATTCAAGATTTCTCGGAGCGCGTGCTCGCTCCGCAAATCGCGCAACTCGCGAATCAAATCGATATGGACGGGCTCGCGCAGTATACAAACGTCTATAACTCGGTCGGCGTGATGGGCACGCCGAATACGACGCTCGCGCCGTTCCTCGCGGCTGGCGTCGCGCTCGATAACACGGCTACGCCGCGCGATATCGATAAGCGCAATATCGTCCTCTCGGCGCAGGGCCAGGCGGATATCGTCGGCGGCTCGCCGCTCACGTATTTCAACGATCAAGACACACTCGCGAAGCAGTACAAGAACGGCACAATGGGCCGCGCGATCGGCTTCAAGTGGTCGATGGATCAGAACGTCGGGACCATGATTAACGGGCCGATGGGCGGTACGCCAGCGGTTAATGGCGCGTCGCAAGTCGGCGCCTCGCTCATCACGAACGCTTGGACGGCGGCGGCCGCGTCGCGGCTGCTCGGCGGCGAAAGCTTTACGCTGCCGCTCGTCTACGCGGTCAATCCGCTCTCCAAGGTCTCAACCGGTAAGCTGCAGCAGTTCCGGGCCGCCGCGGTCTCGTCCGACGGCGCCGGGAATGCCACGCTGACCATCTCGCCGCCTATCGTCACAACGGGCGCGGCGCAGAACGTCTCGAACTCGCCCGCATCGGGCGCGGTGCTTACGTTTGTCGGGGCCGCGAACGTGCAATGTCCCGTCGGACTGGCGTTCCATAGCCAGGCATTCGCGTTCGTGTCGGTCGATTTGGAAGACGTATCCCGCTATGGTGCCTGGGGGGCCAGGGTAAGTGATGACCAGTTGGGGATATCCATGCGTGTAGCCAGACAGTACGCTATAGGCACAGATACAGTACCCTGCCGCATAGACGTAGCTTATGGTTGGGGTACGCCTAGGCCACAGATGGCCGCTAGGATATACGGAAGTAATACATAACCACTAGGCGGCGTCTTCGGACGCCGCGTTCCACGCGATGCTCTGTAAAACGCCTCGAGTGGCTTGTCTAAGCCGCATTGAGTGCATTTGTAAGTCGCCATCTACAACTCTTATCGGCCAAACGCGGCGCGCGCGCGAGGTCGTGAAGTACTAGGCGGCGTCTACGGGCGCCGTGTTCGCTTTTGGAAGCGTCACTGCGTAGTAGTAATCGCGGCCGCGGGCGGGGTGTTTCGCCTCGTACCGCAGCGCGATCGTTTTATATTTGTCGGGGTTCGCGGCGCGCCATTCAACAAGGGCGGCGCGAATCGCGGCGGGGTGCTCCGCTCTCCACTGTCTCGAACGGGCGGCGCCGCAGGGTTTGCAAAGCCGTTTCGCGCCGGTGGCGCCGCATACCGTGCACGTTGTTTCATTCATCGCTATTACTCTTATCGCGCATTTACCAGAAAGTTCTATCCGTATCTCTCAAAAAAGGAACCTCATGCCATATCAACATCAAGAATTTCCGAAGGCGAAGTATCACGCGACCGAGGGCGTAAGAAGTGTTCGCTCGGCGGAAGCGGAAGCGGATCTGGGGCCGGGGTGGGTTGACTCGCCCGCGCAGTTGCCGCAGAAGGACGCGCTCGAGGAAGAGCGTAAATCGGCGGAAGGAAAGCTCGGCGACTTTCAGCGGGCGCTTGCCGACGAACGCGCCACGTTTGAAAAAGAGAAGGCGCAATTAACCGATGATCGGCTGGCGCTCGACGCGGAGAAAAGCCGACTGGCGGACGAACGCGCCGGGATCGACGCGGAACAACAGCAACTCATCGCGGCGCGCGACGCGTTCGCGAAAGAGCAGGAGCGGCTCGTTGAAGAGCGCCAAGAGTTCGCGAAAGAAAAGCAAGCGGCTACGGCTGACGAATCCGACACGCCGCGCAAAGGGCGCAAGTAAGTGGCTGTTCTCGTCTCGGATATCGCCGTCGAGGTGCTTTCGATCCTCGGCGTGTACGCGCCGGGGGAACCGGTGGCGACGGCCGATTCCGCCTCACTGCTATTCACCCTAAACGGCATCGTTGACGGGTTCGCGGCGGAACGTCTGATGATTTTCGAGACGGCCATTCTGCCGTTCTCGACGGTCATCGCAAAGCAATCCTACAAGCTCGGGCCGGACGGTACGAACGACTGGGTAACTACGTTTTTGCCGGGCGCGGTGACGTCCATC